AACGCTTAAGCTATTAGCCGACGTCGATAACTTTAATAAAAACCTTAAATCAGCCGACAATGAAGTTAAAGGGTTTGGCGACAAGGTCGGAGACTTTGGCAAAAAGGCAGGCCTAGCCTTTGCCGCAGCTGGAGCAGCCGCAGTCGCCTATGCTGGCAAATTAGCCATTGACGGGGTCAAATCAGCCATTGCAGATGCAGCTGCGCAGGAAAAGTTAGCCCTAACTTTAAAGAACGTCACAGGGGCTACAAACGCCCAAATAGCGGCAACCGAGGATTACATTACCAAAACATCGATGGCCTTTGGCGTGACCGATGATGAGCTACGCCCAAGCCTTGAGCGTTTAGCCCGCGCAACTGGTGACGTTGAAAAGGCGCAGAAGCTACAGACAGTGGCCATCGACGTAGCTGCGGGATCGGGTAAGTCTCTTGAAGCCGTGACTAATGCCATGGCTAAGGCCGCCGAAGGCAACACAACAGCCCTTGGCAAATTAGGTGTTGGCCTATCAGCTGCGCAGCTCAAGACCATGACCATGGACGAAGTCACGGCCAAGTTAGCCAGTACCTTTGCAAATCAGGCATCGACTCAAGCTGATACCTTCCAAGGCAAATTAACGCGCCTACAAATTGCCTTTGATGAAGGTAAAGAAACAGTCGGGGCATTTATCCTTGACGCCATAACCCCATTTGTGACAGTCGTGGTAAATCAAGTAATCCCAGCAATTGCAGAATTTACAAGCAACCTTGGCGATAAGTTGCAGCCAGTTTTGCGATTTATCCAACCAATCATCAACGGCTTAAAATCTGCCTTTGATAGCGTGCGTGGATCACTAGAGCGTAACAACCAAGAATTACAACCATTTTTTAACGTTTTGAAAAATATTGGGGAATTTGCGCGTGACACTCTTGCACCAATTTTAGGCAAAGTCTTAGGTGGGGCAATTAGGTTATTAGGTGAATTTATTTCAGACGCCATTAATAGCTTTGCAAAATTTGTAAGTATTTTGACCAATGTGTACAACCGCATCAAAAGCATTGTTGACGCCATTAGGGGCATCTCCGGTTCAATAGGTGGATTCTTTAGCGGCTCAGGCGGCGGCGGTGGTGGCGGTGGAGTGATAACACCTGCATCATTTGTGACGCCATCAATAACGACCACCCCAACTTTGTCCCCTGAAATTATGGATTCAGATGCGCGTTTGCGAGCGTTTGCAGCTGGTAGAACGACCAGCATCACAGTCAACGGCGCAATCGATCCTGAATCCACAGCCCGCCAAATTGTGGGGTTGTTAAACGACTCATCCGCACGCGGCACGCTTGGCGGGTCAGGGCTTGTATTTGCATGACCATTTACACCCCAGCATATAAAGTCCTCATTGATGGCGTCGAGCTTACAGACGTTACAGTTGCAGATTTAACAATCCAATCCGGCCGCACGGACATTTATCAACAGCCAGTCGCCGGATACTGCCAGCTGCAATTGCTTAATTTTGACAATGACATTTACAACTTTACAGTAGGTACAGGCATCACCATCGAGGTCACAGATTCAACCGCGGCGTATGTGCCCATCTTTGGGGGCTACATTTCCGATTTTACAATTGCCGTTCAACAAACTGGAAGCCTTGGTTTTACAACCGCCGCGCAGATTACAGCTCTTGGAGCATTATCCAAATTGCCTAAAATCGTTGACAACGGCATTTTGTCGCAAGATGAAGATGGCGACCAAATTTATCATTTGCTATCAGGATTCCTTTTAGGTGAGTGGAATCAAGTGCCAGCTGCCCAAACGTGGGCAACTTATGACCCAAGTACAACATGGGCAAATGCAGAAAATCTTGGCCTTGGGGAAATTGACCGCCCCGGAAATTTCTTGATGATTGCGCGATCGTCTAGCGAAACCGATATTTATAGCTTGTGCGCTCAAATTGCAAATTCTGCATTGGGCGTACTTTATGAAGATTCAAACGGAAACATTGGCTATGCGGATGCTACTCATCGGCAGGATTACTTGGCCAACAATGGTTACACCACCCTAGACGCTAATCATGCAAATGGACGTGGCTTGGCAGTGACTACCCGTGCGGGAGACATCCGCAATAAGTACGTCATTACCTATGGCAACAATGGCAACAGCGTTTATACGGCCGAAGATGCCCAAAGTCAGTTGAATTACGGATTGTATGCGGAAGCCTTTTTGTCGAATATCAAAAACACCATTGATGCCGAGGATTTTGCCGACCGGATTATTGCCTTACGTGCTGATCCATCTCCTAAATTCCAAAGCATTACTTTTGAGCTTGGAAACCCTGAAATCGACGATTCAGACCGAGATGCCTTAATCCGGATATTTATGGGTTTGCCCGTATGGATACAAAATCTGCCTTTAAACATTGCTGGGGGCTCATTTGAGGGATTTGTTGAAGGCTGGACGTTTAGGGCAAGCCTGAATAATTTGACCATTACGTTTAACGCGTCTCCGGTCAATTTCAGCCAAATTGCCGTAAAATGGCAACAAGTAAATGCAGCGGAAACTTGGGCAACACTTAGCCCAACATTAACGTGGTTACAAGCGATTGGAGCAGTAGCGTAATGGCAACAACAACACCCAATTTTGGTTGGCCAGTACCAACATCGACCGACCTTGTCAAAGATGGCGCAACCGCCATTGAAGGTTTAGGAGACGCAATTGACGCGTCCATGCTGGATTTTAAAGGCGGCACGTCAGGTCAAATATTGGCAAAAAACAGCAATACAGATATGGACTTTGTTTGGGTTACAAATGACGTTGGTGATATTACAGCCGTCACAGCTGGCACTGGAATTTCAGGCGGCGGCACGTCAGGAGACGTAACAATCACGAACTCTATGGCAACTGCCATTGACGCTAAAGGTGATCTCGTTGTTGGTACTGGCGCAGATGCTTTCAGCCGTCTAGCAGTAGGCACAAATAACCAAGTATTAACCGCAGACTCGTCAACGGCTACTGGTCTTAAATGGGCTTCTGCTTCTGGCGGCGGCGGTAAGGTTCTACAGGTTATCCAAGGCACTTATTCAACACAAGTGAATAGTTCTTCGACAAGTTATGCTGATACAGGATTGACGGCAAGTATCACTCCATCGGCATCAACTTCTAAAGTGTTGGTAATGGTAAGCCACGCACAGGTAAATAAATCGGCAGGAAACGCTGGCAGCGCAGTATCTATTAAATTGCTTCGCGGAGCAACAGACATCTATTCTGCTTTTGCGGCTGGTTATACAAATACAACTTTAAGTCAAAATCACAATGTGGCTTTTTCATATTTGGATTCACCTTCATCAACAAGTGCGCTCACATATAAGACACAATTTGCCAATATCGCAGCGGTGGCAGAAATCGGAGTACAAACAAACAATACGACTTCAACAATTATTCTTATGGAAATCGGAGCTTAACTATGGCAACAGGCGCAAATGTACTATCCATGCTTATTCCTACTGGCGGTTGGATCATTGTCGGAGATGACTTTGATTCTATTCGTTATGACGAAGGCGTAAGTCCAATTACTAAAAAGCAATTTGATGATGGCTTTGCAGCTTATGACGCTTGGAAGGCAGCCAAAGAAGCCGAAATCAAAAGCCAACGAGATGCACTTTTGACTCGTCTAGGCATTACGGCCGAAGAAGCGAATTTGCTACTTTCATGACATATCCAACTGGTACAGCTGCTCTTGCGATAAGCATTGCAAATGGCGAAGTAGGCAATATTGAAGAAGGCGACAACCTAACGCCTTACGGAAAATTTATGAAGGCCGATGGCTTGCCATGGTGCGGGTCATTTTGTAATTGGGTGCTGGCACAAGCTGGGGTCAAGGTTCACAGCGTCGTAGGCACTGCAATAGGCGCACATAAGTTTAAAGAAACATCACGTTGGCATGACACCCCAGTTGCGGGCGATTTGGCCTTTATGGACTTTCCGCACGACGGCATCGATCGTATAAGTCACGTAGGCATTGTGGTGGCCGTATCCGGCAACATCGTCACATGCATCGAGGGCAACACATCGGGAACTGGCGACCAACGTAATGGTGGCATGGTTATGGTCAAACAACGCACTATCGGCAAAGAGGTCGTCGGATTTGGTCGGCCTAAATATGTGCCTTACAAGGGTGATATGCCAGTCGTGGAAATACCACAATCAAAAACAAAGAAGGTAAAAAAATGAATCAAGCAAAGTTGATGGCTGCATCATGGTTGCGCTCATTTATGGCAGCTGCTATTGCGGTTTATATGGCCGGAGTAACCGAGCCGAAGGCGATTGCTAGCGCGGGGCTTGCAGCTGTATTGCCTGTAATTTTACGTGCGCTGAATCCAAACGACGCAGGTTTTGGCCTCAAGGGGAAGTGAGCCGAAAGTCGCACCAGTTAGCCCTATTCCTAATCCTGTTTCTAGGGCTGACTGGTTGCGGTCGTTATGACGGATGGACGCGCTACCCGTGCCAAGAGTATGAAAATTGGAAAAAGCCGGAGTGCAACCCGCCTCAATGCATTGCAAATGGCACGTGTACGAAAGACATATATGGAGACAGCCTTGAGCCATAAGCCAACCCGCCGATACACAAATGAGCAGCTGAAAGCCCGCCTTATTGTGTTTATTGGGATTACCCTTTCACTGGTTTTTATGATGAGCATTTTTGGGATGCTGTACGCCTTAATTTTTGTGACCCAGCCGCTAGGCGCACAAGCTCCTAATGACAAAGCCTTTATTGATCTACTTACAACCTTGACAGTTTTCTTAACCGGAGCGTTGGGGTCGGTGCTGGCATCAAACGGCTTAAAGGATAAGTCAAGCGAAAAGCCAGCCGACACGCCGAAAATCACGCCTGATTCTTGACCTTGTCGTACTCATGCCTCACAGTTATGGCAGGGAGCGAAGCTAAGTAGCTCCTTGAAACGGGAGCAAAATGTACACATTACAGGAAGTGGCCATGTGGATGCTATTGGGCGTTGGCATTGGATTC